ATAAATTTAAACAAGCAATAAGTAATTACAAGTATTTCTTCCAAGAAGAAAATGATTTAGACCAATATGTATTAAGAGGTGTATTATAAATAAAAACAATAATTAAATTAAGAATATGAACAAACAACTATTTAATTTACATAACACAACAGATTATAATCTATTTAATTTTTTGGAACACAATAGAGATATAGATGAAAAAAATTTAAAAGATATAGAAAAATCTATTTTAAAACATGGATTAAAAACTCCTTTAATGGTTACTAAAGATGGTTTTATAACAGATGGACAGCATAGGTTTATAATTTTAAGGAAACATAAAAAACCTGTATGGTATGTTGTAAATAATTATTCTACAATTAATGATGTTGAAATAATGAATAATGATAGAAATGATTGGAAAACTAAAGACAGGTTACACAGCCAAGCTAAACTTGGTGATTTAGATTGCCAAAAAATACTTGAACTTACTAAAGATTGGGAGGATAATTTTAACTTTATGACTGTAGTTGATGCATATAATTCAACACTTAAAGGTAGTTCAACACTTATTAAAAATAAAAACTATAAAATAGATATAGATTTAGGAGATACTGTATTAAATAATTGTATAGAATTAAGTGATGCATTAGATAATGCCAAGCAATCTAAATTTGTAAGAGCAATAAAAAAAGTGATAGTAAAAAATAAAAAATTTGATATTGACCATTTAAAGAAAAACTGTTATAAAAGAAGATTAAATATATACAACAGAGAGGGAGATATTGTAAAAGAGATAGTTGATGTATATAATTATTTTAGAAAAAAAGATTTAATTATTGAATAATATTATAATTGAAAAGAAACCTAATAAATGAGTTTTATTTAATGGCACTTACTGATTTAGCAAATGGTTCACCAATAGATGAATTAGAAAAGGCAATACATTACTATGAAGTTTTGGAAGATTATGAAGCATGTGCAGGAATACAAAGAGCAATAGATGAGGTAAAAAATGATACACTAACAACAATTAAAAAAAAGATAGATGAAATTAGACAAGATAAAAGAAATAGTTGAAATAGAAACAGATTCAGATTTAAAACTAAAATCAAGGCAAAGAGAAATAGTATATGCAAGAAGTATTTACTATAAACTTTGTAAGACACATACAAGAGCAACACTTTCAAGTATTGGTAAATCTGTAAAAAAAGATCATGCAACAGTATTACATGGATTACGCTTGTTTGATGATGTGATAACAAAATATGAAGATGCACAAGATTACAAAAGAATACATGGTAAATTAGATAGAATGTTTAGAAACAAAAGTACAAGCATAGAGAGGTTTGTAGATCCATCTAATTACTACAGAGAAAAATATAAAGATGCACTTTTAGAATTACGAAAAGTAAGAAATGAAAACAGATTACTAAAGAAACAAATACTTTGATAACACTTTATAATAAAGATTGTTTTGCTGCTATACAAAACATTAAAGATAATGAATTTGATTTAAGTATTGTTGATCCCCCTTATGGTATTAGTAAAAATATGAAAGGATCAAGACAAATGGGAAAACAAATGAAACATAAAAAATGGAATGAAGACATACCAAGTAAAAAATATTTTAATGAATTGTTTAGAATATCTAAAAATCAAATAATATGGGGTGCTAATTATTATAGCAACTACTTACCACCAAGCAGGGGTTGGGTTGTTTGGGATAAAAAAATGACTGAAAAAATTGGTTTTTCAATGAATGAATTGGCATTTACTTCCTTTGATACAACTCCACTTACATTTTATAAATATGCAGATAGAAAAAATAGAATACATCCATGCCAAAAACCTGTAAAGTTATATGAATGGTTACTTATTAAATTTGCAAAAAAAGGTGATAAAATACTTGATACACATTTAGGTTCAGGAAGTATTGCTATTGCTTGTCATAATTTAGGATATGATTTAACAGGGTATGAATTAGATAAAGATTACTTTGAAGCAGCTACTAAAAGATTAAAACAACACCAAACACAAATTAGAATGTTTTAACAAAATAATATATTTTTTATTGTATAATTGATTAATCAATGTTTTTCAATCTTGGATGGTAGATCAAATAATGGTGGTAAAAGAGATGGTGCAGGTAGAAAACCTAAAGCAGAAGAAATAAAACTTGTAGAAAAGTTAACACCATTAGAACCTTTAGCATATGCAGCACTTAAAGCAGGAGTTGAAAAAGGAGATTTTAAATATGTACAGTTGTTCTACAACTACTATGCAGGTAAACCTACAGAAACAAAGAATATAAATGTTTCAGAGGATGTACCTTTATTTATAGATTAAGAGATAACCATACTCTTATCTGTAACTTATATGCAGGTTAAAAAAACACAAGGACTTACCAAATTAAGAAAACTTACTCAAAGAACAAGAGTAATAAAAGGTGGTACATCTGCATCAAAAACAATATCTATACTTTGCATATTAATAGATGAAGCAATAAGATATAGAGGTAAAGAAATAAGTGTAGTTGCAGAATCAGTACCTTCTTTAAGAAGGGGTGCATTACGCGATTTTCTAAAAATACTTCAAGGATTAAACAGATACAAAGAATCACAATTTAACAGAACAACACTTAAATACACTTTTACTAATGGAAGCTATATTGAATTTTTTAGTACCGACCAACCTGATAGATTACGAGGTAGCAGGAGAACTGATCTCTTTATTAATGAGTGTTCTAATATTCCTTTTTCTGCTTATGGTGAACTATCTATACGAACATCTAATGTAATATGGTTAGATTACAACCCTACACATTTGTTTTGGGTAGATAAAGAAGTTATTGGGCAACCTGATACAGATTACATTACTTTAACTTACAAAGACAATGATGCACTATCACCAACAATAGTTAAAGAGATAGAGAAAGCAAGAGATAAAGCAAAGACATCTACCTATTGGGAAAATTGGTGGAATGTATATGGATTAGGTTTACAAGGTACACTATCAGGTGCATGTATTCCTGATTGGAAAGAAATAGATAACATACCACAAGAAGCAAGGTTACTAAACTATGGTATGGACTTTGGTTATTCTATAGATCCATCTACACTTATTGCACTTTATAAATGGAACAATGCTTACATATTTGATGAGGTGCTATATAAAACAGGAATGTTAAATAGAGATATAAGCAGGTTTTTAGAAGCAAACAACATACAAGATAATATTATTGCAGATTCAGCAGAACCAAAAAGTATAGCTGAACTTGTAGGATATGGACATAAAGTATATCCTGTATCTAAAGGTAGGGATTCAGTAGTATATGGTATAAACCTAATAAACCAAAATGAAATATACATAACAGCAAGAAGCAGAAACCTAAAAAGAGAATTACAAGGATATGTATGGGCAAAAGATAAAGATGGTAACACTACAAGTAAACCAACAGGTTCACATCCTGATTGTATAGATGCAGCAAGGTATGCACTAACAGATCAGTTAGAAAATCCAAATAAAGGACAATATTTTGTTTATTAACAATTTATTAATATATTTGATTATTAAAACAAACATTATGAAACTTAAAAACGAAGATAATTGGAGAAATGATTTTAGTGTTGAATACAACCTAATCAAAAAAGCAACATCAAGAAAGTACATAAAACAAACACTTAAAACAGCAATCTATGCAGTATTGTTTATGTGTTCAAGTTATGTATTTATGTATGCAATGTTATATGTTGCACTTTATATTATGAAGTATTAATATGGAAAGCTGTATGAGTTGGTGTTTAAAAAATGATATTATTATTTATCCTATTATATGGAAAGAATCAAAACAACAAACACCACCAAGATTAGCGATACAAATAAACTATCAAGGGTTCAAAAGAACAGGAGATATATTGTGGTCGCAAAAAAACAAAAAAGAAAAACAAAAGATGTATAAAAGAATACAAGAACTTTATTGTTATTACTACAATAGAGATAATTAGTTTTCATTTGTTTTTGGTTTAGTTAGGGGATTTTACATCCCCTTTCTTTTTATACATATATCACAAAAGGTTATTGTATTAGTATGAAAGTAAAAATACAAGTACCTACAAGTTTATCAGAAATAACTTTAGAACAGTATCAAAAGTTTAACAAGATAAATACAGAAGAAAATCAAAACACAAATTTTATATTACATAAAACTGTTGAGATCTTTTGTGGGTTAGATCTAAAAGATATTGCAAAGATAAAAGTGCATAGTGTAAAATCTGTAATTAAAGATATAGATAATGTATTTTCAGAAAAACCTGATCTTATACCTACATTTAAACTTAAAGGTGTAGAGTATGGTTTTATACCAAAACTTGATGATATTAGTTTAGGTGAATATATTGATTTAGATGATTCACTTACTGATTGGGAAACCATGCACAAAGCAATGAGTGTACTCTATAGACCTGTTACAATGAGAAAAGGAGATAAGTATTTGATTGAAGAATATAATGGAACTGATGATGCAGAATCAATGAAGCAGATGAGGTTAGATGTTGTAATGGGTTCTATAGTTTTTTTTTACAATTTAAACAACGAATTACTGCAAACTATCCTGAACTATTTGAACAGGGAAGTACCCAATCAGATGAACACTTTACAACTTCAAACTTTGGAAAGAAGTGGGGTTGGTATCAATCAATCTATGGACTTGCTAAAGGAGATGTTACCAAATTTGATGATATAACAAAAATGAATATGCATAGTTGTTTTGTTTATTTAGCATTTGAAAAAGAAAAAGTAGAATTAGAAAAGCAACAAATAAAAAGATATAGGAAATGACAGGTTTCTATGATTTAACACAAAAGATAAAAGATACATTACAAGCAGAACCATTTGTAAATACAGTTACTTATGGTAGTTTAGATGATGTAGATTTAAACAAACAAACTATATTTCCCTTATCACACATTATAGTAAATAATTGTAATGTAGATTCAGGTGTACTTACATTTAACATTTCAGTATTAGCAATGGATATTGTTGATGAAAGCAAATTAGAAACTACAGATAACTTTGTAGGAAATGACAATGAACAAGATGTACTTAACACACAACTTGCAATACTCAATAGATTAATTGCTTTATTACAAAGAGGTACACTTTATACTGATAAATACCAAGTTGAGGGTACAGTAGGATGTGAACCATTTGTAGATAGGTTTGAAAATAAATTAGCAGGATGGGTAGCAACATTTGATGTTATAATACAAAATGACATGACTATATGCTAACTAAAGGAGAAACATATAAAGCACTTAACAAGTTTAAAAACTATGTTATAAAACAAGCAAGAGCAAACCTTACAAGAGGTAAAAAGAATGTTACATCTGATTTGTATAATAGTTTAGAGGGTAAAATAAAAACAAGTAAAAATTCTTTTGAGTTGGATTTCTTAATGGAAGAATATGGTTACTATCAAGATAGGGGTGTACATGGTACAACATCATCCTACACAGAACTTGGTAGGTATCCAACACTTGCAAGATTTGGTAGTGGTAAAGGTAGAGGTGGTAAAGGGTTATCACAAAGTATAAAAGAATGGGTTAGAAAAAGAAGATTCCAATTTAGAGATAAGCAAGGAAAATTTATGAGTTATAATTCTACAGCATTTCTTATATCAAGATCTATATGGAACAAAGGTTTAAAACCAAGTTTATTTTTCACTAAACCTTTTGAAAAAGCATTTAAAACATTACCTGATGAAATATTAAAAGCATATGGATTAGATGTAGAAGAATTTTTAAAATTTACAATAAAGCAAAATAGATGAGTACAAAGATAAATGTAAGATCACCATTTTACATAAACATAACAGAACCTACTGAACCAACTATAGAACTTACAACAGCATTGATAAATGCACAAGGTTTTGCAGTAGATGAGTATGGAAACATAACATTACCTGTTTTGGATTTTGGTACAATAACTTCTTATACATCATCTGCAGGAGATTTTAGTAATGGAAAATTTGCAGCAGTTGGTACAGATACAAGTAGAACTGTTGTATTTACAATTTTAGTACCACCTAAATTTAGTAATGGTGGTAGTAATGTAGATGTATCTTTAACAGCAACACAACCTGCAACAGCTTGTACAGGTGGAGTTACAAATAATGGTTCAATACCAAACCAAGCTGTAGATACACAAGGTGGTACAGCTACAGTTAATTTAGCATCATTTTTTACAAGTTCAAACCCTATAACAAGTTTTAACATAACCAACAATTTTTTAGATTTCTTTACACATAGTTTATCAGGATCTACTTTACAAATAATAGGTAAACAAAGAGCAGGAGTAAAAACATTTACAGTAGAAGCATCTGATGGTGTTTCAGCTAATTGTAAAGCTACACAAACAATACAAGTAACTACAACAGCACAAGAAACCTACACATGTAGTGATGCATTTTTTTCAGGTGGTTCAATAACACAAGCAGGAGTAATTACAAACCCAACAGTAAATGGTACAATAACAGCAATTAAAGATTCAAGTGGTGGCAGTACAATAACAAGTTATCCTGCAAATTCTACAGGTAGTGATAGAACAGTAACTTTATTTTTTGATATTACAATACCTACAGGATATTCTAATACAGGCAGCACAATAGAATGTTCTACAACATTTAATCAACCTACATCTGTACTTCCTACTTTTGATTGTACTGTAGCATCATTGACAAATCAAGCAATAAGTAGTTCAGGTGCAATAAATAAAGGTATTGCAAACGTAGGTACTATTAGTGATTTTACACCTATAGGTTTTGATTCATCTGTTGGTGTAGATACACAAAGAACAGTAACATTTAAAATAACACCACCATCAAGTGGATATTCAAATAGTGGTGGTTCTGATATTTCATGTGATATAACTTTATTACAACCTGCACTACAACCAACAGCAGGATCTATAACATATTATACAGGTGGTAGATCATTTACATTTATTACAAAAGCACAATATCAAGCACATGATAGTTCTGTTACAACACTTGAACTAAACCAAAATACTTTAGAGGGTATGTTAGAAACAGAGGGTTTAGGAGATCCAAAACAAAAGATACTACAGAAAGCTGCTGTACCTTTATTATTACAAAGTGCAACAGAAACAAGTTTAGTAAACACTTACGCTTTCTTATTTAGAGGTGGGGGTAATCCATTACTGTTTAACACAAGAATACCAAACAATGACAATCCAACAGGTGGTAGATATATAAGAATAGATAAAACAAAAGAAGTAGGTAGTTTTATATCACCTGCTTTTCAACTTACATCACATTTTGTGAAATTAGAAACTAATGGTTTAATTACAGAAGTATGGTTTATTGATTATTATGCTTCAACATTTACAAAAATAGCATAATGGCATTAACAACAGCAGAACTACAATTATATATATTTACAGGACTTTCTACAGATTTTACTGATACTGATATACGATACACTATACAAAAATCAAGATTAGGTACAGATACTAATATTGTTTTTGAAGTAGCAGAATTAGTTAGAGATTACATCACACATAATTTTAATAATGATTACCCATCAGATGCAGTATGGGTAAGAAGTGTAACGACTTTATTAGATGAAGATAATTTACAATTTACTTTTGGTTCACCTGTTGTAAATACATATTTAGCATTAGATGGTTATGGATATTTTGAAGATGAAATAAATCCTGAACTATCAAGAAATGCACTTATGACTGCCAACACTATTTACTTACCTGAAAATACAGCAGGTAAATTACCAATATTTGCAGAGGGTGTAGGTAAAGTAATTATAGATTCTACAACAACACAAATAACAGATAGTGGTAATTCAAACCAAAAAATACAATACATAACTATACCTGCTAACAGTTCTACAATACAAGTATATGATACTGATGATGCAACACTTAAAAAAACAATCACAGTTAATAATGTTTGTGAACCAAAATTTACACCATTTAAAGTAACATTTGTCAACAAATATGGTGCATATCAAGATTTGTATTTCTTTAAGAAAACTACAGAATCATTTAATGTTACTGATGAGATGTTTAAAAAAAATACTGTATCTACATCAAGTGTAACATATAACACTTATAATGGACAAAAAGAAAGATATAATACTAATGCTACAAAAAGCATAACATTAAATACAGGATTTATAAATGAAGATAGTAATTCAACTATTGAAGAATTGTTTTTATCTGAAAATGTGTTTTTAAGGCAGGATAGTAAAACTTTATCAGTTATACCTAAAACAAAAACACTAACACTAAAAACAAGTGTAAATGATAAACTTGCAAATTATACAATAGAATTTGAATTTGCTTTCAACAAGATAAACAATGTTAGATAATGTTAACATTACAAGTATTTATTGAAAACCAACAGCTTGAATTATTTAAAGATGAATCAGTTACTTTTACACAAGTATTACAAGATGTAAAAAGTATTGATAAAATATTTACAGATTTTACAAGAACATTTAATGTACCTGCATCTAAAACAAACAATAAAATATTTGAACACTTTTATGATCCACATATTGTAGGATTTGATGCAAGAACAAAAAAAGATGCAGAACTGTTTTTAAACTTTAAAACATTTCAAAAGGGTAAAGTAAAATTAGAGGGTGTAACAAAAAAAGATAATAAACCACATACATATAAAATTACATTCTATGGCAATACTGTAAAAATTACAGATGTTATAGGTGATGATAAATTATCTAATTTAAGATACTTGCAAGAAAATTTTGTGTTTGAATATACAAATGCAAACATTATCAGTTACATGACAAGTGGATTAGATATAACAGCAGGTACAGATACTTTTCCTGATGCAATTATATTTCCACTTATATCACACACAAAAAGATTTGTTTATGATACAACAGTAAATTCTACAAATGTAAATACAGAAACCTTAAATAATTTAGGATACCAAGCATCACACACTACAGCAACTAATTATGGTTTACAACTTAATCAACTAAAACCTGCTTTAAGAATACATGCAATAATTAAAGCAATAGAAATACAATATGGTTATACATTTAGTACAGATTTTTTTAACATAACAAACCAAAACTATTACAATCTATATATATGGTTACATAACAAAACAGGTGATTTATTTGATGATGAAAATGATGTAGCATTTGCAAAAGATTTTAAAGCTGACAATAAAGATTTTGAGGGTAATATAAAATTAAGTAATTCTACTTTTGATGTAGATGAAAATGAAAGAGGTTTATTTATTGGTGATAGAGATATTGATAGAGAACTAAATGTTAAAGTTACACCACCAAGTGATGATAAATTTGATTTACTTATATATAAAGATGGGCAACTATTCCAAAGATATGATGGTGTATCAAGAACAGATGGTGATGGTATAAATTGGAATATTACAGAAAAGAAAAGAGAGGGTTTTCTAAATTTAGGTACAGAGGGTGTATATAGTATTGCTATACAAAGTGGATCTGCAGGTACATATTCTATAGAGGGTGTTGTAAGGGTAAAAAGAAGATTTAAAAGATCAGAAGATATATTTACAGGTACAGCAACAGTAGGTTCAAACCAAAATATAAATTCTACCACACAACTGCCTGATATGAAAGTAATGGATTTTCTATCAGGTTTATTTAAGATGTTTAATCTAACAGCAGTTCTTAATGATAGTGATATTATAGAGGTAAAAACTTTAGATCAATTTTATGCAGATAGTACAACTACTTGGGATATAACAAAAGATTTAGATAAAGATTCACAAACTGTAGATGCTGTATTACCTTTTAATCATATTACACTTGGGTATAGTGGGTTAGAAAACTTTTTTGCAGCATCACATAAAGAATTGTTTCAAAAAGAATGGGGTACATTAGAATACAATATATCAAGGAAATTTGATGGACAAAGTTTTAAAGTAGAACTACCTTTCGAACACCACAAGTATGAAAGGTTAATAGATATAAATGGTAATACAGTAACACCTGTACAATGGGGATGGAGTGCAGATGTCAAACAGCAACCAAATTTAGGTAAACCATTATTGTTTTATGCAATACCAACAGCAATAGATATAGCAATAATTAATTTAGATGGTACATCATCAAGGCACAATGCTAATATGTATTTACCATCTAATTCAGTATCACAAACAGATTCTTTTAACATCAACTTTGCAAGTGAACCAAATGAATATGATCCTAATGGTTTATCATTTGAACAAACATTATTTAAAACATATTATGAAAATTACATAAAAGAGATATTTGAAAAATCAAGAAGATTAACAACTACATCTGCATACCTACCTTTATCTATGCTTATGGAGTTCACACTTGCAGATAAGATAAGGATATTTGATCAGTTATTTAAGATAAATAAAATAACTACAAACTTTGAAACTATGAAATCAGTTTTGGAGTTAATAAATATCAGAGAAACAATAAACACAAGAACAGATTCACAAGCAGGTACAATAACACCAAACAATGTAGATTTAGTTGTAGAACCTGTAGTGTTAGATAAATTTAAAAATAATGTAG